GTTTTATGGCATTAATTGTCGGTGGTTTGAGCGGTTACATCTGCTAATCCGATAACCATCAACTCCAAATCCCTTTGCTGGGTTCCGAAGCAATTGGGCGTTCATCACTATCACTTCGGTGTGTGAATGTAAATACTACGTATGAAGTAGACACATAAGCGTAAAAGGATTATTTCCGGTAGAGTTTCACGCCGTTCTGAGTGTCAGAGTAGACTGCTTGCACCTAAAGCAAGGTTCTTTGAGCCTTGTGGTAGGGGTCTAGTTTGATGTAAGAGGCGCATTAATACCACGTGGCACATATGTGAATTGTAGTTAGTGGGGGTTCAGTCTAGTAGCTGGATACCCCTAGGTAACAAACCCTTTACCTTCCACTATGGAGACAAAAGAGGCGGAGGGAAACCGCAGCATTGATTCAGGGAGTATTTATACGAGCCCGGTGACTACTAGAATTGGCGACTTAGATGAACATAAGAATATAAGCGTTAATATAAGCGAGATCGTTGAGAAGTTGAGTTTTGCTGATAGAGTGGAACTTGCCAGGCGTGTTGGAGTACTAAATATTCATTCCAAGTACAAAATCACGCAATCTGTGCTCGAAGAGAGGTTGAAGAAGATTGACTTTCCGAAAGAAGTAATCTCTGATTATATGGAGACTCGCAAATCCAGAAATCAACCAAAAGACCTGAAAAAGAAAGAAAGTCGGCAATCAAAGAACAACTCTAACTTACAAAAAGGAATTAATGAGATGAGAGCTGACTTTCAAGGTACAAATGATGCTTTGATGGACAAGATCAGAGAAGACCAGCAAGAGCGCAAGGATAGGATTGAAGAAATGAAGCAGTTTGATGAAGTCAAGAAAATCGTCAAAGCAACTGAAGCTGAAATACTTGCCTACCGTGTGTTTATGAACAAGAAGGAGTTTTTGGACTTTGATTGTGAATGTTGTCGCGTTAAATATCATTTGCCCACAAAAGAAATGGCGATTGCCCATCAATTAATGGGAAACATTCTTATTGGGGGTCAAGGCAAAGACATGGAAGTTATTAAGAAAAATGCTGTGTTACAAATCAAGTATATTGCTAAGCAAAGTGACTTATTTGACACAGAACCCACGAAGTGGTCGTATATCCTCAATCATATGCTTGGTCATATGTTGAAATACTTTGACAATCCCTTCGATTTGTTGAAATATAGTGTGGATTACGTTTCAGGGGTGTATTCAATGTCGATGTGGAACATACTACGTCGTGCCGGTGGTGCGTTCGTTGATATTTTCAGAGTAGGGCCTAAGAAAGCTGCCAGCAATTGCTGGGCAGGGTGCATTGGTGGTTTCGGCACTGATGTGGTGGACGGCATTTTGTTGAGTCAAGAAATTGAGGTTGTACCCGCTGAACCTATCTTGGACTTCTGCAGTAATGCCATTGATGTTCACGTACCATTTGGAACAATCAGACAGATTGGTTGTTTCATTTGTGAGCCCGCCTTTTACCGTGTTGGTATAAGCATCGGGAGTATAGGCGTGACTATACCCCGGGGCAAGTGTTCTCATAATGAGATCACGTTTCTAGCTACACGACAGTGCACTCCTCCACTCTACCAATCAGACCCTCGGTGGCTGATGGGTGACCGAAATTTGCGGCGGTCAATTAGACAGGAGTACGGTGATGCTTGCCTTAGAGCGTTCTATCTTTTGAATGAGAAATTGAGCCTGCCAAGTTTTCCAATGATTTCGGAATTGGATGCTTTGGAATGGTTCCTTTCTTCAAAACCTTTGAAATATAGAGAGAGAATTCTCAAGGGATGGGAAAATAAGCAGAAGTGTTGGAAACAGGTGGAGTATGACAGTGTTGTTGGGAGAGCTTTCGGTAAAGTGGAAGCGATGTGTGGTAAAGAGAGAGATGATGTACAGATGCGTTGCGTCACATCAATGACTGATGAGTATTTGGCCGAGAGTGGTCCAATCTATCAGTATTGGTGCAAACAAGTCCTCAAACATTTATACCCAGATTTTCAAACAATGATACAACAACCAGTCATAATTGTGACAGGGATGGACCCCAAAGATGTTGGTGATGTAGTCACACATTTTGAGAAAGAGGGTTATTTTGTTGCACAAGGAGATCACTCACGATTTGATGGGCATTGTGAAGAAGAGATGATAGATGCAGAATATTGGTTTTATGAACAACAAGGTTGTTTCCCCGAATGGCACCTGGGCTTGATGAGAGCGCAGAAGTGCACTAGGGGTGTTACAAAAACTTTTGCATATTCTCATAAAGGGAAAGTAGCCTCAGGCAAGATTAATACCAGTTTTGGCGACTCCCTTATCAATGCCTCTATGTGGGTCAGTTTCGCCCATGAGATGGGAATCAAGGACTCGGTTATTATGGTTTGCGGAGATGATCACGTGGTTTTTACACGTGACTATTTTCCTGCTGAGGACTATAATAAGTGGTGTAGAGCAATGGGCCATAAAAATGCTTTTGAATGGTTGTTGGAAATAAAGAAAAATTTTCACATGCCAATCAGAGCTGATTATGACGACCTCACTTTTTGCTCCAGTTGGTTTATGAAGTATAATGAGTTTGGTGACCGTGTCACCATGCCTTTAATAGGCAAGTTATTAATGAAAACTTTTATACCTATTAAACCCTTGCCTGATGGCAAGACAATGCTGGAACATTGTGTTGAAGTTGCTGTTGGACTTGGTTTTTATGACTGGGTACCAGTGTTGGGAGCCTTCCTCCAAGTGTTGAGGAAAGGAAAGAAAGTGAAACCCAAACACGAGGAATACCAGTTTAGGATGAAACATGATATGATCGATGAGATAGATCACCAGGTGGTCGCAATTGAATTTGCGAAAAGGTATGGTTTTGATGGTAGCCAATTGCATGAGGCAATTTTGAGGCTCCAACTCCCTGAAGGTTTGGGAGTTGATATCAAACATCCCCTTTTGGATAGGATGGCCGAACGTGACGGCGTCTTGATCCCACCACTATAAGCCTTAACACTTTCGAGAGGTGTGTCAAACCTCGCTCCGTTAGCCGCGAAAAGGCCTACATCTCGATGCGAAACGAGTATAAATAACACAGGTGGTGATGTGCCTAATCATCCGAGCCCACTGTTCGGCTTTTGCATTGAAGGGTTAATCAATGGCATATAGAACGCTTTGGGCTGCGTGGTTAGAGATTTTAATTTCTACTGATCAGTGAACCAGACGGGAGTCAAAATAGACCAGATCAAATAGACCCTATATCAAAGATTATTGACGTACATATCTTTGATGAAATATTCAACACGTTCCTACACAACGACAAAGAGTAAGGCGGGCAGCTCAAAATGCCCCGAGATCGAGGCCTCAAGCCCCGAGACAAAATGCCAAAGCAGCTCAGGTGCAAGCCGAAAGATCGATATTCAAGAGAGTGATGGGTCAAATTCTCCGGCAAGGAGGATCCATCGCTGGTGGCGCTTTCGGTGGACCTGGAGGTTCTGCAATTGGTCGGGAAATCGGTGCTGGATTATCACGAATTTCCGGCTTCGGTGAATACAAAGTTAGTGAAAATACTATAGTGACGGATCAAGTCCCCCAATTTCGCAATGGTGGCAGATCTGTGAGAGTTTCACACCGGGACTATATCGGTGATGTAACTGGGTCAATTGGTTTTGCAATTAGATCCTATTTCATCAATCCTGGTCTTGTAGCTACCTTTCCCTGGCTAGGCTATGTTGCCGCTCAATACCAAGAATACCGTATCAGAGGTATTGTATTTGAGTTTAAGAGCACTTCTGCAACAGCTCTTAATAATGTTAATACTGCATTAGGTACGGTCATTATGGCCACACAGTATAATTCTGCCGCTCCAACTTTTCAAAACAAATTTGAAATGGAGAATTATGAATTTTCTTCTTCTTGCAAGCCATCAGATTCTATGATGCATCCTGTTGAATGCGCCCGTGGTGAAGCTCCTTTGGAGTGTCTCTACGTGAGAAGCAGTGCTCTTCAACCTAATCAAGATGAAAGATTTTATGATTTCGGCGAATTTCAGATAGCGACCGTTGGCATGCAAGCAGCCTCCGTGATCGGTGAGCTTTGGGTGACTTATGATATTGAGTTACTTAAGCCTCGATTGCCACCTGGAGGCTCCATTCCTGGACAGTTTACTCGCATAAACAACACCTTGTATGACCAGAACGCTACCTTAGGCATCACGCAAACAACTCCCAAGGGTAATCTTGGCATCACCATTACTGCTACGGGGGCGGGATTTGACACAATCCTGTTCCCTAGTGCTATCACCTCTGGTAAGTTCCAGGTTGTGATGGCATTTCGTGGTTCTGGTGCTGCTGCCAACTTTGCGACCCTTCCTACAACCACTCTGACGAACTGTACTTTAGTAGCAGATTGGTGTTCAGGTACTTCTAGTACCCTGGTTGCACCCTCAGGAGGTACCAATAACTCACAACGGTTAACTTTTGTTTTTGAAGTGACCATCAACGGATACAGCGCAGTTGGATCCACCATTCAGCTTACTGCTGCTTTGGCCAATTTTCCGCTGACTCCTTCGTTCGTTGACATCTTTGTAGTTAGTTTGCCTACCGTTGATGTCTTTGTATAAGTGTCTTATCGTTTCTTACC